AGTGGCAAGCGCTTAAAGATGCTGCCAGTGGTAAGAAGGTTAACAAACATTCCGGTCGTATGGCTGAACATTATATCTGCTCTGGGTGTGGTAACTTCTTCATTGCTAGAGATGTGCAGATAGACCATACCGACCCCGTAGTTGACCCAGCTACTGGGTTTGTTAATTGGGACACCTATTTCGACCGCTTATATTGTGAAGTGGAGAATTTGCAGGTGTTATGTAAGCCCTGTCACAAAGATAAGACTAACGTAGAGCGTAAAGAAAGGAATAAGAAATGAATGTTAAACTTGTATGGGCAACACCTGACGCTGAGCGTTTGATTGCGTACATGGCGAGAGTTAGCAACCCAGAGAATCAAGATAACCCTAGTATAGATGGGTTGTTGCGATACTTGGTTAAGCATAAGCACTGGAGTCCATTTGAGATGGCTAACGTGTGTATGGAGATAGAGTGCACTAGAGACATCGCCCGTCAAATCCTGCGTCATCGTAGCTTTAGTTTTCAAGAGTTCAGTCAGCGATATGCAGTGGCTAACGACTATGAGACTTCAGAGGCTAGGATGCAGGATACTAAGAACCGTCAGAACAGCCTACCTACGCAAGACAGAGAGTTACAGCGCTGGTGGGATGAGATGCAGAACAGCTTGATTGCACAGACTAAGGGTGTATATGCAGCTGCTCTAAATAACGGCATAGCTAAGGAGGTGGCGCGTAAGGTGTTGCCAGAGGGTTTGGTAATGAGTCGTATGTATATGAATGGTACGCTACGCAGTTGGATGCATTATGTTGATATCCGGTGTGACGAGGCTACACAGAAAGAACATCGACTAGTGGCGGATAAATGTAAAGCTGTGTTAAGGCAGCAGTTTCCAACTTTATTTAAGGATTGATATGAATGATGTTAAGCAACACTACTTGTTTAAACGGACTACAGCAGAAGATAACATAAGTACAAACCACGAGCATTGCTTCATTTGCTCAGAAGACACAGCGTGGGATGATGTTATACGTCAGTTTGCAATGTTTCTGGATGAGAGTGGGTATGTCGGTGTGTATGAGAAAGTAGATATAATGTTAGAAGACGAGACAAGTGAGAGGTGGCGTAGTATGAACTCATTGTTTGGGGATGGAGAGTGAAGATATTAGTTATACCGGATTGTCAAGTTAAGGCCGGTGTACCTATTGAACACCTTACATGGGCAGGAGAGGCGATCTGCGACTACCGACCAGATGTTGTAGTTAACATTGGCGACTTCGCGGACATGCCTTCTCTGTCAACACATGATAAGGTGGGTAGTAAATACTTTGAGGGTAAACGTTACAAGGATGATATTGATTATGCGAAAGCGGCTATGGCAACGATGCTTAAACCTCTACGTGATCTTCAAAGAGTACAGAAGACAACAAAGCATAAAGTATATAAACCTCGGCTAGTCTTAACTATGGGTAACCATGAAAATAGAATTAACCGAGCCGTAAATAGTAATCCAATGTTAGAAGGTGTGATCTCGACCGCTGACTTAGGATATGAAAAAGATTGGGAAGTATATGAGTTTCTTAAACCTGTTTTTATCAATGGTGTTGGTTTCAACCACTACTGGCCTGTTGGTGTTATGGGGCGACCTGCCAGCACTGCTAGTGTTATCGTTAATAAGCTGCACATGTCTTGTGTTGCAGGGCATCAACAAGGTAAGCAAGTGGCTTACGGCAAAAGGGCAGACGGCAAGTCAATCTGTGGAATAATCGCTGGTAGCTTCTATCTACATGATGAAGACTATATGGATCAACTCTCTAACAAACATTGGCGGGGGTTGGTAATGTTAAATGAGGTAGATGATGGCGCGTTTGATGAGCTATTCTTGAGTATCGGTTATTTAGGAAAGAAATATGCCACTAACGCTACCTGATATTTATGATAAACTAAAGCGCATGGATGAGGTTACTTTGCTAGAGCTACTGAATATACACAGCTCTGACATTGTTGACCGCTTCCATGACTTTATTGAAGACCGAGCTGATTATTTAGAGGAAAACATTGATGACAATTAAGATGGACATGAGCCGTGACGCTCTGTTTGACACTCTTGGCCTACAACGCCTACGAGAGAGTTATATGATGGACGGAGAGGTTAGCCCACAGGAGAGATTTGCATATGTATCGCAGGCTTTTTCGAGCAGCCCTGAGCACGCCCAGCGACTTTATGAGTATAGTTCTAGCCATTGGCTCAGTTATAGCACTCCTATTCTTTCTTTTGGTCGTAGTAAGCGTGGACTTCCTATTAGCTGTTTTCTTAACTATATGGAGGATAGTGCGGAAGGTTTGGTTGATAATCTATCGGAGACAAACTGGCTAAGTATGTTAGGGGGCGGTGTTGGTGTCCACCTAGGCATTCGTAACTCAGATGAGAAGAGCACTGGTATCATGCCTCACTTAAAGATGTATGATGCCTCTAGCTTGGCTTATCGACAGGGACGCACACGCCGTGGTAGTTACGCCGCCTTCTTGGACATTAACCATCCTGACATCATTCAGTTCCTAGAGATGCGTAAGGCAACAGGCGACCAGAACCTACGCACACCTAACCTGAATCATGGTGTTAACGTATCAGATGCCTTTATGCAGGTGTTAGAGAAGGCAATGTTAGATGATGACTTTGATGATAGCTGGGACTTAATAAACCCCGCTAGTAAAGAAGTTGTTGAGACGGTATCAGCTAAGTACTTGTGGCAGAAGTTGTTAGACTTACGTATGCAGACCGGAGAGCCTTACCTTATCTTCATTGACGAAGCTAACCGTAAGATGCCCTCATGGTTACAGAAAGAAGGGTTGACAATTAACGGTAGTAACCTATGTACAGAAATCTTCTTACCCACCAGTAAAGATCGTACAGCGGTGTGTTGCCTTAGTAGTTTGAACTTGGAGTACTTCGATGATTGGAAAGGTAATGAAAAGTTTATACCTGATGTTATGGAAATGCTTGACAATGTTATTAACTATTTTCTCAACTACGCTCCTGATAGTGTTCATCGTGCAATTTACTCTGCTACCCGTGAGAGGTCTATTGGAATTGGCGCGTTAGGTTTCCATGCATACTTACAGAAGAATAACTTAGCCTTTGAGGGTGTGATGGCCAAGATGACTAACAAGGATATCTTCAGCCATATAAACAAGGAGTGTTTGCGTGGAGATTCTTACTTGGCTGATAAACGTGGTGCATGCCCTGATGCTGCTATGCATGGGGTTAACAGGCGCTTTAGTCATCACATGGCTATTGCACCCAACGCATCGTCTTCTATTATCATGGGTAATACCAGTCCTAGCATTGAACCTTATCGGGCTAATGCTTATCGTCAGGATACTTTAAGTGGTGCATATGTTACTAAAAATAAGTGGTTGGCTAGAGAGCTTGCTAAGATCGGGTTGGATGATGATGACACATGGGCAACAATTATCTCCAACGATGGCAGTGTGCAGCATCTGGACATTGACGACAATATGAAGGCTGTGTTTAAGACTGCGATGGAACTTGACCAGCGCTGGATTATTGAGCTTGCTAGTGACCGTCAAGTCTATATCGACCAAGGGCAGAGTGTTAACCTATTCTTCCGTCCAGATGTGCAGATCAAGTATCTTCATGCTGTACACTTCATGGCGTGGAAGAAGGGGTTGAAGAGCTTGTATTACCTACGTAGCGATAAAGTGCGTAGGGCAGAGAAAGTAGGCAGTGCAGTTAAGTTAACCTCGATAGACTTATCTGCTATAGTGAACGGAGAATCATGTCTGGCTTGCGAAGGTTAAGGCAGTTGAGTTGGGTAAGGTGGCTAGAGGTGGTCACCTGCCTGCATATTATTATTAACACATGGAGACAGTGGTGAAAAAAGATTTGACACAAGAACGTACAACGTTTAAACCCTTTATGTACCCTTGGGCATATGACGCATGGCTAGAGCATGAGCAGAGCCATTGGTTACATACAGAGGTTCCTATGGGTGAGGACTTGAAGGACTACCAGAAGAAACTAGGGACAGATGAACGAGAGTTTCTGACTAAGATACTACGGTTCTTTGTGCAGGGCGACCTAGACATTGGTGATGGCTACTACACACATTACATTCCAGCGTTCAAGCAACCTGAAGTGCGTATGATGATGAGTGGCTTTGCTGGACGGGAAGCTCTACACGTAGCCGCCTATGCCCACCTAATTGAGACGCTAGGGCTGCCTGAGAGCACCTACAACGAGTTCATGCAGTACGGTGAGATGGTAGACAAGCATGAGTACTTTAAGACGTTAGGCGACCTTCCAATGGCAGAGAAGATTGCAACCATTAGCGCCTTTGGTGAGGGTATGCAACTATTCTCTTCATTCGTAATGTTACTGAACTTTGCACGTAACGGTAAGATGAAGGGATTAGGGCAGATCATTGCTTGGTCGGTAGTAGATGAGACAATGCATGCTGAGGGGATGATTAAGGTGTATCGGGAGTGGGTTAAAGAGAACCCCGGCGACAGTAGTGCCGCTAACATTAAACAGATAGCCCGTAACATGGTAGAGCTAGAAGACCAGTTTATTGACTTGGCCT